AGGCGTAATGGGTTACAAAGTTTCTGGCAAAAGATCAGGGCCTCCACCTCTTAGAGGCCCAAATCCTCAAGGCATTAATGCTCCTTTAAAAGTTATTAAAGCGTATACGGGGAAAGCAATAAAACAACCAACGGAAACTAAAAAAGAATTTGAAACGAGGCATGCTTATCATAGACCTTTTATGAAAATGCCAAAAGGATAAAAATGAGTAAAAGACAAAAAAGAGAAACTGAAGAAGCATATATTGATGAACCCTATTCTGAAATAGAGGTTCTTTCTATGCATGATTTTAAATCAGGCAGAAAATTAAAACGAAAAAAAGACATGGAACATTTTAATATACCAGGAGGAGAACCCTCTAGTTTAAATAAAGGTGGAATGAGTTGTCCTTACAGACAAGGTTCTTCTAAAAACTCTATCCCTGGAAATAACAGTATTCAAATCAAAGGATTTAAATTTACAGGAGTAAAATAATGATTTGGAGTATCTTACCAACCTTATTTAAAACAGGCGCAGAAATTTTTAAGAACAGACAAGCTACTAAAATAGCTTTGTCCGAAGCTCAATTATTAACGGCAGAAAAAATGAAACGCGGTGAAATTGAGTATCAAGGTAAAGCATTAGATTCACAAAAAGGGGATTGGAAAGATGAATTCATTTTATTGACGTTATCGAGTCCTCTGTTTTTATTAGCGTATTCTGTATTTGCAGAAGATGAAAAAATTGGTCAAAAATTAGACTTGTATTTTGAAAAATTACAGGCTATGCCTTGGTGGATAACTGGACTCTGGATTTCAGTAGTAGCTGCTGTATACGGAATCAAAGCAACAGATATCATTAACACTAAAAAAGGAAAATAATGTCCGCAGAAGAAATTGTAGAAGGTTATTCTACAGTAAAAAAAGTAGCTAATAAAAGAATCGAAACGCTCAAAGATACTCTAGTGTACTCCGTTGACAATGTGGAGCAACTTCACTATATTAGAGGACAAATCAAAGGCCTAGAGTCTTTGCTTCAGGATCTTAAAGACCTGCAGCTTAAACAGGAGCGATTAAATGACGGAGAGCTTAGAGGCTTCGAAAGAAGTACCTAAAAAAACGGAAGCGTTGCTAGACGCTTACAAAGAACAAGAACAAGTCCAAACTTTTCTAGACGCACAATCTGTGTCAGAAAACAAATCACTTTTAGATAGACTTCCATCTCCAACAGGATGGAGACTTTTGGTATTGCCTTATGCAGGACCAAAGAAAACTAAAGGTGGGATTATTCTTACTGATACAACCAGTGAAACAATACAAATGACAACCGTATGTGCATATGTATTGAAAGTTGGTGATCTTGCCTACAAGGACAAAGAAAAATTTCCAGACGGACCATGGTGTCAAAAAGGAGATTGGGTAATCTTTGGACGATATGCAGGTTCAAGATTTAAAATAGATGGCGGAGAAGTCCGTATTCTTAATGATGATGAAATCATCGCTAAAATACAAAACCCAGAGGATATTCACCACCAGTACTAATCACATACGCAAAAAACAGGAGCTAAAAAATGTTAGAAGAAAACAAATCTTCACCAGAAGTTGAATTAGATACGGATGGTATAGAAGAACAATCTGTTCAAGTTGAAGAAACAAAAACAGAATCCAATGAAACTGAACTACCAAAAGAAGAGGTTGATTTAGGTTATACAGAACCTAAGCCAGCAGGTATTGAAGGTATTTCTGTTGAAGAAAAAACAGAACAAGATAAGCCATCTAAAGAAGTAGATGATTTGTCTACAATATCTGATTCAGTTAAAAAAAGAATCAATAAATTAACTTATAAAGTTAGAGAACATGAAAGAAGAGAAAAGGCAGCATTAGATTATGCTAAATCTCTTAAAGAACAATTAGATAGCACACAAAGTAAGTTCTCTAAAACAAGTAAGAGTTATGTTGAGCAATACACTGCTAGAGTAGCTGCAGAACAAGAAAAAGCAAAACAAGCATTGAGAGATGCTATTGCTGATCAAGACGCAGATAAAATAGCAGATGCTAATTCTTTGATAGCCAAGTTAGCGATTGAAGCTGAAAGAGCTAGAATAACCGCACAGGAAGAAGAAGAAAAAGAAACTGTTCAAAAAACACAAGTTTCTCAACCTACTCAAGCACCTCAAAATCCTACTTATCCAGAACCTTCAAATAAGGCTAGAACATGGTCTGAAAAAAATGAATGGTTTGGATCAGACAAGATTATGACAAGTGCAGCTTTCCAAGTTCATCAAGACCTTGTGGACCAGGGGTTTGACGCGGAGAGCGATGAGTACTATAATGAGATAGATAAGGTTATGAGAGAAAATTTCCCTCATAAGTTTGTTAACAAACAGGAGCCAAAGAAAATCGTCCAGACTGTGGCTTCTGCACAACGAAACCAAAGCGGACGCCGATCAGTGAAACTCACTCGTTCACAAATAGCTATCGCTAAAAAATTAGGGGTGCCACTAGAGGAATACGCAAAATACGTGAAGGAGAATGCAAATGGATAAAATAAAAAGAACCTCACGCGAGTCAGATAGTAGAAAAAGTAATATGACTAAGACTACTTGGACTCCACCTTCCAGTTTGGATGCACCACCTGCACCGCAGGGATATGCACATAGATGGATAAGAACATCTGTGACTGGATTTGAGGATACGGCTAACGTAACCAAAAAGTTCAGAGAAGGTTGGGAATTTGTCAGAGCAGACGAAATTATGTCAAATCCCGATTTAAGCAAATATCCTGTAATTAGGTCAGGACAATACGAAGGATGCATTGGAATTGGAGGCCTTGTGCTGGCAAGGATACCTGAAGAGATATTGAAGTCACGCGCTGAGTATTTTAGAAGAATTACTCAAGAACAAATGACCGCAGTTGATAACGATCTAATGAAGGAACAGCGACCAGAGATGCCAATCAATATTGAGAGGCAATCTCGTGTAACCTTTGGCGGTGGTTCGAAAAAATAATTTTTTTACGATAACTACTACAAAGGCGGCTAAATAAATAAACTTAATAGGAGAAAAAACAATATGGCAAACCAAGTGGAAAAGTTCGGTCTAAGACCGTACAGAAAACTAGACGGTACACCATTAGTTGGCGCTCAAAACAGATATACTATTGCAAGTAGTTACGCTACTGCGATATTCCAAGGTGACTTGGTTATCCCAGTAACAGGAGGAAATGTCGAAAGATATCCTGGTAATACTTCAACAGCTGTTGTGGGTGTGTTTAACGGATGTTTTTATACAGATCCTACTACTCAAAAGCCGACCTTCAAAAACTACTACCCAGGTGGAGTTGCAGCAAGCGATATTACAGCGTTTGTTGTTGATGACCCTGATGCGGTATTTTTGGTGGACGCTGATGCGACTTTCGCAAGAGCAGATCTGTTCCAAAACTACTCGTTAACAGCAGTTAGTGGAAATACAAAAACTGGAAATTCATTACAACAATTAGATGTTGGAGCTTCTGGAACAAATGCGACTTTCGTTGTGCAAGCAATCGATATTTCGCAAGATCCAGACAATTCTGACACTAGTGCTGCTAATGCAAACATTCTAGTTAGAATCAACAATCACTTCTATAGAAGTGGTACAGGCATATAATAGGAGATTAAATTATGGCTATTTCACGATCACAACTAGTTAAAGAACTAGAGCCAGGATTGAATGCACTATTCGGCCTGGAATATAACAGATACGAAAACCAGCACGCGGAAATTTTCCCTGCTGAATCATCTGACAGAGCTTTTGAAGAAGAAGTAATGTTAAGTGGTTTCGGTTCTGCACCAGTTAAACAAGAAGGTGCGGGAGTAGTGTTCGATCAAGCTCAAGAAACTTTCACAGCTAGATACACACACGAAACAATCGCTTTAGCATTCTCTATTACTGAAGAAGCTATTGAAGATAATCTGTATGACAGACTTGCTGCTAGATATACTAGAGCACTAGCAAGATCTATGTCTAACACAAAACAAGTCAAAGCGGCTGCTGTGTTAAACAATGCACAAATCACTACTGCAATCGGTGGTGACGGAGTGTCATTGATTAATGCTTCACATCCGTTAGCAACTGGTGGTACGTTCTCAAACGTATTAGCTACTGCTGCTGACTTGAACGAAACATCGCTAGAGCAATCATTGATTGACATCGCAGCGTTTGTTGATGAGAGAGGATTAAAAATCGCTCTTTCTGGCACTAAAATGATAATTCCAAAAGAATTACAATTTACTGCAGAAAGATTGATGAAATCACCTCAAAGAGTCGGTACTGCTGACAATGACATCAACGCGATTGTGAACATGGGGATGGTTCCACAAGGTTACAGAGTGAACAACTTTTTAACTGACACGGACTCTTTCTTCATCCTTACAGATGCGCCTAACGGCTTTAAGCATTTCGTAAGAAGTCCAATCAAAACTGCTAT